CCCGGAGCATAATCGCAGGTCCAGGCCGGAATGTCCAGTACCATGCCTCGATCCATGTAGGCATCCATCCAAGTCAAGACCAATTCACGTTTCTTTTGAGCCTTGGGGCAATTGGGATCTTTCCAATCTCCTTCCCACACGCCTTTACCAATTTGGAATCCACCTGAATCGCCTAGAATAAAACTGCGTGATCGATCTCGATTACGCACCATATCCTCTTTGGGACTGTGTTTGTTAACGTCTAACTCTGCGTGGCCTGCTGAATACAGTGCCCATTGATAGGGAAAATAAGCAGCATCTGGATTGAGCCAATTAAGCCCTTCAATGCCCGAGTCAAAGTCTTGGGGAATTCTATTAGCAGGTACATAGTTAGGATCATGTCTTTGCTTGCCTACGTAGGTAGCATAGAATCCGCTGAGTGCCGGAAGAAAAATTGCATAATCCTTTTGTTTTGCAGTTAGGTCATCGCGTGGTAGGGTCATCTTTTAGTATCTTGTAGGTTTTATATGATTCAAATTTTACTGCAACGCCTGGGTCGCTAAGTACAAATTCTTTGAATACGATTAGTTCTTCAATTTCTCTCTTGAGTTTATGAGTAAGTAGTTCACCATTTGCAAACGTTGTGTTAAGGGGGTTGTTAATACTAGTGTTATTGGTGTTGTTAATAACATAATTAGGACTAGCACCTATTGCACCAGTGGCACCTATTGCACTGGTTCCTACTGAGTTAAAAATTCTTGTTGTTGTCATCTGTGGTCAATGCCTCTAACATTTTAAATTTGTCGTATGCATCTTTGAGAGCAGGGTGCTTTTGCATTTTAGATTTCAATTGGGCTTCTTCATCCATTTTTTCTCGAGCCCAATTCACTATCATTTCAAAATCAGGATGCACACTTAGTTCATAGTCCTGCACATAATCGACCCAAACGGTTCCGGTAAAGATCTTTAGGCACTGTGAATTTTGATCCCAACGAATCATGCCATTGGCCGGATTGTTAACATCACCGCCTATCCATCGTTGCGGAGATTCTATGTGGATTCCACCCCGGCTGTGCAGTCTAGTTGTCATATATATTTTTCCGGTTAATCATCTTGGTTTGATGTAATACTCTGCTGTTCTAATTAATTCATAATCTAACTGATATTTTTCAATAATTTTAGCACGTAGCATAGGATCTTGCTTGAGTCGTTGTGCCATAAATTCAGAAATCATATGAGTATCGTAATTATCTTTACTGTTGTTACTTTTAATAGAATCATCAATTGACAATTGATCATTGAGAAAACTTTCTAAATTACTAATTAAATTAGAATTTAGTTTGAAATATATTGTGGGAATATCATGTATTTGTTCAATAAATTTTACTTGTTCAGTAGTATGATCGTCAAATATTATTTGATCAAAAATCATACGTTCTGTCAAATCATTGTAGTCTTCTCGAAAATGATCACTACCATAACCATTCCCTAGGATAAAACTAGCAGCATAGGTTGCATAACCGCTGACCCATCGATCAACAGGGTCACGCAACACTACCATAGCCTGTACAGGCCTAGGGCTGCTGTTTAAGTTATAATATTCCCAATCATTGGCCAACAGCAGATTTGTTAGATAGGTACTGGCGTTTTTAGGAATACTCAAAAGAAATGTGCCTTTGGGGGAAATTAATCCCCCGCCCGGAACATATCCCCTGGGCACAAGGTGCTTGAGCATTATTTTTGTTGTGCGGGCAATATATAATTGTAAGTTGCAATACCGGTATTTACAGTGATCTGTGCAGCACCTTCATCACTGATCTTAAAGGTCTTGTCTCCTGCAAGATTGAGAATTGCCATAACAGCACCAACTGGCCATGACCAAGACTTACTAAGCACACCATTTACACTGTTGTGAAACACAAAGTTGCCTGCATGAGTTGAATGGTCACCAAAATAAAACTTTAGGTTACCTTGTTCAGTTTTGGCAGTGAACACAGTCTCTTCTGCATTGGCGCTGGCCTGAAACTTCAAACGTTGAATTGCAGCAGCAGCAGGTTCAAATTCAACGTTCCAATTCACTGGGCGCATCTTTACAGACTTGAGTTTGTCGTTGACAATCTCTTGACTCATAAACCGGTAGTCGTTGTTAAAGTCACCAGCAGAGTTTACAAAATGTAGACCCACTGCAATAGACTCGCCGTTACGGTCTTGTAGATTAAGACTGATTTTGGCATCTTCCTTGTATTCTGGAATACCCAAAATAGTGTTTAACTTACTAAGATTTGGCATACCAAAAGTACCAATAAATTCTGGCACTGGATTGTTTGTTTCGGCTTGAACAATCACTGATCGATCTTCGGCGATTGCTTCGATCTGTGTCTTGTCTTCAGTGCCAGTAACCTTTACTAAATCAATAATTCCAAGCCCATGAGTGTTTTTAACAATGTCTAATAGATAATCACGCATTTTTGTCTCCTGTTTCGTATAGTGTATATGGTTTATTTAGATTTTGCAACTCAATGATAAATTATTTTCTCTTTATTTGTCCTAAAACTTGGCTTCTTCTGGCACTGATTATTTCTCCGGGCACCTTAACTTCGACCCAACTCATGTACGAATCAAATAATTTTATGTCAGAAAAGTTTATTATCTCGTATCCTTCGCGTAACAATAGATTTTTAATGTAGGTTTTTGATGCCCATGGGATTTTATGGTCATCAACGTTCTTAGCAGTTAACGATAGTTCTGCATTGGTATAGGTAAACATCAGTACTCCGCCTGGTCTCAAAAGATTCTTAATGGACCTCACATAAAGATCAATTTGGTCTACCGTGATGTTATTAAAAAAATCCCAACAGAATATAAATCCAAATTGGTTTTGGGGTAATTGAGAAAAATTATCTTTGTTAAATTGATATAATCTTAATCTTCTTTGATAAATTTCTGGATATTTTGATATCCAAATTTTCATGGTGTCAATATCTGGTCCTAACAAATACAAAGGATCACCAGCGGAAAAGTATTCAATTCTCTGACGATTATCTCGAAAGGCTAAAAACAGTGATGGGTGTTGCCAACTTACATATTTGCTGATTGTGCCCTGCAAAACTGCTTCAGCACGATCATGATATGCCAAAACACTTTCTACTTCTAATAAATTGTCAGGAGAAAATATTTCTCTATAGGAGGCGTTACTAGAAAGAGCCAAACCATCGTCCAGTGTTATTTGATCGATTCTTTTGATTGAATCTTCCAGGGCTCTGGCTATCTCATAATTTTTTTCAAGTAATTCTGCGTATGATCTTAAAAAATAATCTAGGTCAAAATTTATTTCTGCATCGGGCATGACCGTACTGATCAAATTTGTTTTATTTTTTATTTCCTGTTCAAGAGAAAGTCTTTCTGCAATATACAGCAGCATTTCTCTTGTGGCTCTTAACTTTTCAAATTTCATTATTCAAAACTAAAAAGGTCATCAAAGGTTGTTTTAATCTGGGTGTTTTCGGCAATGGCCCAATTCAGCACACCCAACAGATTTTCTACTTTTTGGTCCACAATGGTAGTTTCCATAGCATCTTGATCAAAAGGCAAATCCTTAAACCACTGAGGTAAATGCGTTTCGTCTGTGGGATATCCTACGCTGGTATAGCCTAGAGGATTATCTTTGAGTTTACACACAATGGTCTTCATACCGTCTACTATCTGCATGCTGTAGTTATCACTATGCATACGGCGTAGGTTATTCCAATTCATAGCAGCACGAACGTGTCCTGGCATGTTAGCCTTGCCTAGACGTTCTTCTTCCTTGGTAAACTTGGTAAGATTGTTCACACGTTTAGGTGTGCCTTTTTCCCAAGCCGGACGTTCAGTAAAGGCCAACTTAAAGTTGCGAACTTTTTCAATTACTTGGTCTCTAAGGCTACCGGTCAGCACATCTAATAGAACTTCGCTAAGAAAGTCTTGAATGACTTTGGGAGTATCTGAACGCTTTAAATCCAGACCCATGGCCTTGACCTTACCTGGTTTACCATGCGTGTCTAGTCTGTGCCCTTCTAGATCATAGATCAGCACAGCATAGCGTTTCTTAGTGATAAACAGGCCTTTTTCTGCTACCAGTTCACGACCGCATTTGATCAACTCCCCTTGTCGTCTAGGAGTGTGGAATGCACGTTCACAGAATGCAGGAAAACTGTCATTGACTTGGTCGGCAATGGCATCATATAATTGTACGCAAACATCTTTGTTCCAATCCATACGCCCTGACAGAACATCTTCTTTTACTGCTGGCCACATGCTGAAATAGCATGAGTCTGTGTCACCATAGATAATGGCCTTGCCCACATGATCATACTCGCCTGTGATCAATTCATTTATGTAACTGTCCATGTGCTTGGCGATACTACGACCAGTAAGAGTCGTACTCTGACCAATACGCTTGTCAAAGAAACGACATCCAGGATTCAAAATAGCACCATACAAACTGTTAAGGTTAATCTTCTTAACCAATTGGCGCTTGTCCCAGAATGCAACGTCTTCCGGGGTAGTAGCATCCTTCTTTTTGGCCTGCATTTCTTTACGTTCTGCATACCAACGCTCTAGCAAGCCTGGAACCACACCCTTGCGTTCGTTGCTAAAAATAGTACCATTGGCTGACAAGATCCATGGCTTGTTTGAATCAAAAATCAGTCGCCAACAGTCAGCAGCACTGACAATGTCACTGGTGCCATTTTCCCAGTCAATGGTAATTTCAGTGCCAATTTCCCCAGCCATCACAGCGGAATACTCTAGTGTGCCAAACAGTCCTTCCCAAGCATCAGCAAAACTACTGCCTTCAGACATTTTTGTGCGTATATAATGATCGGTCATGATAGGACGCAGTTGTCCTACAATGGTTTCTGGTCCCATATTAAGTGCACGAATTGCCGAAGGATATAGACTGTTGATGTCTACGGCACCGATATATTCATGCACGCCCTTGCGTGGATAGGCCACATAAGCACCTGCGGCCTGTGTGTCGCCCTGTTCGTCTCTACTGGCACGATTGGGCACTACCATTCCAAGTTGATGTGCTTCGTTGATAATAGCCTGCTCAGTAACAGCCACAGCACCCATAGTAGTCTGTAGTAGCACAGTGTTGTCATGCGCCAGTTCATTGGCCAAATCTAGAAACTTGAGTTTCTTGTCTAGTTTGGCTAAGAGCATGGTATCCTGCCGGTTATACTCAATAAACTTGGGAAAGTCCTTGTTGTACAGTTGATCTAGTGTGCCTTCATACTGCGTTTTGCGTTCATCTAGTTCATATTCGCCAATAGCATCCAGACTATAACTATGACGTTCTTCATAGGTATACTTGCGGTACAGTTGCATGTAGTCCAAATGCACACGACCAATTAGATCAAAAGTAAGATTACTAGCACCAAAACGTTCAAATTCGCGTTCTTTGGGCAGTTGTCCCCATAGACAAAATCTTCTGCAGTCGTCCTTGCTGAGCACACGTTTGGTTCGCATGACCATATAGGGAATATCGAAGCCTTCCGAGTTCCATCCGCTTAGGATGTCTGCGTCATCTATTAGATCTAAAAATGTATTGATCAGATCTTCTTCACGTTCGAACAAATAACAGTCGGGAATTCGACTGCAGATTTCCTCTGCAGTTTCCCACGAATAACTCTTGGGAGGAACTACCAAAGTTACCAAACGGTCTAACCAATCCAGATAAATTGATATGGCAGTTATGGGATTAAAAGGATCTTCTGGTCGACTGAATCCTCGTACAGGATCAAAGTCAACTTCAATATCGAAGAATGCTGTCTGCAGTTTAGGTGCCGATTGTCCTAGATAGTTTTCTTCAAGACAGCGGAATATTGGATTAATGTCACTTTCCCAAAGTCGTTTGCCAGAATTAATACGCATTTCTTTTTGGAATTCTTTCCCTGTGCGTGTACTGAATCGACTTACGGGGGTGTCATATATAGTACGAAATTTTCCTCGAGGATCATCGTAATAAAACACCCAGTTAACTGGATATTCTTTATACTCGCGACGACCGTTTACTCTTTCAACGATATGGATGCGATCTTTGGCACGGTCAAGAAGGGCGTCGATATAACTCATATTTATTTACTGATATTGATATTTTTACTTAGATAAGTCATGCTGTCAACCAATTTGGGGGTTGATCTTGCAAGGTTTTGATGGTTTGATTGTAGAGTGAAAAGTCAAAAAGATAATGATAAGAGATTGTATTTAAATATTTAGACTGCAATTTTGCAATGTAATTTTCAATAGTTGTCTTTTGTATTCCATATTCAGAATCTTGTTTATTTTCATGTAACTTAGGGAAGTCGTTACAGTCTATGTCTATTCTGTGATACTTTAAAAATTTTGTAGTTAGAAAATAAGATGGAATAGGATAATCTAAAGGTATCCAATTAATATTTTTAGCATAGGGTTGCAGACAGGTAAACCCAATTGGCATGTTATGTGTATCAAATAGACAGGTGGCTAGTAATTTATCAAATTTTGAATTTTCTATTAATTCGTATAGATTTTCTCTACAGATAAATTCTGCAACACCTTTGGCATGTCTGGTCAAAGGGTGACAGATATGCGAAAATACCTGATCTACTTCCCAATTTATTTGGTCAAAGGTAATCGATAAAAATCTCGATTGCTGAAATATATTCTTATAAGAAGTACTGGCATGTTTGGGAATGGCAATATAAACCAATTCTCCTCTGCGCAGACATTCCATCAAATAGTTCTACCAACTGTTTCCAAAATGTCCTGAACTGTTTCGTGATCTTGGTTGGTTTCGCCCAACTTAGACTTTTGTGCAATCTTAATGGCCTTCTTAAGCAATGCTGGTTTGAGTTCAAGTTCTTCTGCTACGGCTTTGATAGTGTCTGATAGACCACCGTTGAGATCTTCAATTTCTGTTAAGACTTGAATACCTTCATTGACCAGTTGTGTGAGTTTGGCCTTTTGTTCTGCTGAAAACATTCTTGACGACATGTTGACTCCTTGAAAAATATAGTATACACAAGATAATTATCTGTGTCTAGGCAGTTGGTTAATTTATTTTGCAGTGACTGAGCACACGAGTAGCAGCGGAAAAGCAAACTGCCAATTCATCAAACAGATCATCTGGCGGACGATCAACATAGGCACGTGACGAGTAGGCCATCTGACCTAGGTCTGCATAGTAGGTCTGTGTAGGCCAATAACGTGCACCCCAACCCATGCTGTTGATCAGTAGGCATTCGTCACCTATGTCTTTGAGCATGGCTTTACGTGTAGCAGTGGGCATGCCTCGGGCAGAAAGTAGTTTTACTCCCACTGGCACAGTATTAACTTTGGGTTTATCCATGTACGTGGCAAATAGATGTACCAGATATGCTTCTATTTCGTGCGGTAAATTTACTGTTAGTTCGCATTCTGCCCTGCGAACAAGGTCATAACTTTCTCTAACGTAGATTTCCCAATTGGTCATGTTTTGGCGTTTTTCTTTAGATCTTCAAGTTTAGCACGAATATCTACTACAAGTGCTCGTGTTTCTGGAGAATTTGGTGGCATTCTAACTAACCTATACTGATTTCTCACACTGGTTTTTCTGTGTGGAGCAGTACTGTTTGCAAGATTGACGATATCCTGTGCTGCCTCCAGTGAAAGAGGAATAATGTGATATCTTTTACCAGTCCATTTAATGTGCTTGCGGGCTTGATAAAAATCAGGAAATTGTTGTTTTAAAGCGTTGAGTGCCAGTTTGCTGCCATTTGGCATGGATTTTACTTTTGTATAGTTTTTTCTGCCAGGTTGAACTAGATTTTCAACATCACTGGGTAAGTCGTAAAGGTCCACCATACTGAAACTTGACGATATATCAACTTCTAAAACTGGAATTCCGTTTGTTATTATATTTCTGGCAAATGTCAGAAGCCTTTGGTACTCTGCAGAATCTGCCTGAGGAATCTTTTCTATAGAAGGTCCCAATAATTGTGACAACTTCTTAAGATATTCTTTACGATATGCGTTGGGGTCTGCAGCAATCAACATGGCTCTGACAAATCTTCCTAACATGTTGGCAGTGTCGTCAAGACTTGCAAGATAGTCTCCGCCCACATGTCTAAAACTTATGTACCCACCGTTGTCACTGACGCTGGCTGTGTGTTCGCTGCTGAATCTGTTGGCAAGTTTTTTAAGTTCATCAACTCGATCTTTGGTAGATTGTGCGGTGATGAACTGTTGTGCTATCTCCGGTCTGTGTCCAGAATAAGTAGCAAGATCCTGCATGATACTTTTTGCATAGCTACTGTTTTCTCTACCGTACTTTTGCAGCACATACTGATCACCTAAAAACACTGCAAGTTTAAGCACATCTAGTTGTTCAGGTATACTGATGTTTATGTGTAGACCTGTGCTGTCGTTGGTGTACAGTCCTAACTGTTGTGACATGGTATAGAATCTTTTTAATACCGAGAGCGCAGGCTGGGCAGGCAACGGGGGAGTAACTATTTCTGCAGTGGCATCGTCAGGGTCAGTGGGCTCCAGACTGCCATCGGGCTCTATATACCAATCAACTTGATTTTTTGGATACTCATGATAACTGCTGAATATATCAACTTTGGCACCAAACATATCTGTGACTGCATCTGATAAAATCTTAGCCGCTGCTCCGTATTGGCTGTTTGTTTCTTCGCCAGTCCAGTCACGATAATCATCGATGAATTCTTTGAGTGCTTGGCGGTCAATGATTTCAAATGTGTCTAAGAATGCTTTGGGATTAAAAAGGTCGTTGCTTTTGAGAATAATTTCCATACGAAGATCAAATTCCCAACCGGATGCGTCTTCAATAAATTCAGGTAAATCTGCTTCAGCACGTAATATATCTTTATAAACTTGTTTACCTTTTAAGGTAAAGGTCTTGCCTGGTTTTGTTTTAAACAAACGACTCCAATGATAATCCATAACGTAGTCATCATTGCTTTGTAACATAAGCAAGAATTCCTGCACTAACAATTCATCACTCACGTCAGTGGATTGATTAATTTTTCTAATGGTAGTCTCAGGTATACAAACTTCAAATTCATAACCTACTAGTACACCTCGTTCAGCAGCCTGAGACATGCTCTGCGCATAGGTTTTGGGATTCATTGAGACTTCGGTGACTTGGTTGTGTTGTAGTTGTCGCAGTGCCCCGGTCAATTGACTATTGGGTACACCTACATTGACATAGCCTTTAGCCAGGGTATAGAGATATTCTAAGGTGGGTTTTGGTCTTGCTGCAAAATGTTCTCGATACTGCGGTGTCATTTTGTAGACATATGCTTCGTAGCGTTGTCCGTCACAGTAGACTGGAACCAGCCGACGGTCATACATTTCTGGAAAACCTTCAGTCATGTCGAGTCTACTGAGGTACCCGTTGGGCAATTCCCAAAGTGCGCCATAGGTTTGGTCGCCTGCACTTTCAATAACATTAGCAAATCTTAGGAATTCTAAACGATGATTGCGTAGTTCTCCGCGTCCTACAAGAGTTGCACCACGCATGTTACGCGGGTCAGTTAACATGCCATAGGCAAAGTAGTAGACCTTAGGGCCATCATTGCGAGTGTCTAACTCGATAACGTACATGATCTATCGTTCTGGAAAGAATGGTTCTGATCGTTGTGCTTCTGGCTTGTCTGTTTCAGCGGACTGCTTGACATCAGTAAATGCACCTG